GGTAATGTTTCTACTTTTGAACCACGCCCTTCAGCAGTTTGTGCAAAGAAATAATCTTCCATAACACTAAGTGGATTATAACTAGCATCTAGAACAGTTGCTCCACCACCTGTACGTGATGGAATACGTCTTTGATGTATTTCATTTTTAACACGTTCAACAAAACCCATTGCTTTATGCGAAGGCATGTTTCCTACATCAATATAAAATACTCTACGTTCAGGTGCTCTTTGTACCCTGTAAATTATAATAGCATCTTCAAGTAATTCTTTTTGCTTATATGTTTTATAAACAGCATCTAATACACTTTGTCCAAACGGCCAGTTTGAATCTAACCCTTCAGTTAAACTTAAATGTATCATATGCTCTGCATCAACACCATATTCTTTAATTGAATCGGAAAGAGCTTGTGATGCGTTTTGATATTGTTGATTTTGTACTATACCGCCTTGTTGCATTGTTTGCATACTAGAATAATTGTCTGAGTGCGATATAATTTCACTAGCAGTTTTTTCTTGTAAATTTAGTTGTAAATTACGTACAATATATTGTTCTATCTCTTTACCTTTTGCTTCGTTGATAATTGCTTTAGAAACATCTGCTGGATTAACCCATGTCCATTCGTATGTTTCTGGATCACGAATAAAAAATTGATCTCCATACTTTAATGTACTACGAAACATTCTCCATAAACGTGTATCCCAATCATTAATGTTTGACCATTGTTTTAATGCTTTTTTGAGTACATCAATTTCGGCTTCAGTTGCTTCGTCTTTAAAATTAAACTCAAAAGCCATATGATCGTTGTTACGTTGTTGCGTACAAAATTCAGATAATGTATCAAGTGCGGCATTTACTTCGCTATCAACATCAATCTGATCATACTGCATATAACGTTCAACACGGTTTGGTTGTCCAGTATATACTTCTGGTAACCAACTATGAAAGCGATTATGCGAGTTCGATAATTGTGTACCTGACGTTTTTTGTTGTAATTTTTCTATATTAGCACTTCTAAAGTGCTTTCTCCATCCAGCCATGGTTAACCTTGATTATTTGTTGTATTTATTGTTTTAGTTAGAGAAGTAATCTCGTAAAGCTCGGTCTTGTTGTGCATTAGATCTCTGAAGTCGTGTATTCTCTTGAACTGTACTTGTTGTTTCAATTGCCGCTTTAACTTGTTCCTTAATTCCACCAGTCAGAGCCTCTATGTCTCTACCCAACCTTCCTAAAAAGTTTGAAAAGTTTTCATTTAATTTTAGTAATGCTGAAGTATTTTCAGATAATGCTACTTGATTTTCAGTACCAGTTCCTGAAACGGTAGCAGTAGGGGCTATTCCAACACCGTTGGTAGATTTACTTTTAAATAACATTTGTATAAATTCTGATTCTCCAAGTGATTGCGCCTGGGCTCTAAGTTGTGTATTTAAATCCATCCCTGATGCACCAAAAAAATCATCTGCTAACCCTTTCATCCGATTTGGAGTCTTAATTAAGTAATCAAGCACGGCTTGCTCGGTTAATCCTGTTTCTTTTCCTATATCCTGTAACATTGATGTTAATGTTTCTGCAGTTTCAAATCCCATGGCCTTCAATGTACTAACAGTACCTTTAATTGCACTCTCTGCACCTAGTGCCATTTTAGTTACAGTATCACCCTCTTTTATTCGGGCTCTAATAGCGGCTAGTTCCTCTTCGTTTACTGCTCTCTGAACAGTACCTAGTTTCATGTGTAACTTTATACCATCATTAAACATTGATTGTTGTATATAATATTCTGACTCGCGACCAGATTTTATTTCTTCATTAAACCGTCTTGCAGAGGCTAATGCAGATGTACCTGTGCCATCTTTTATATACTGCATCATTTGTTCTAAGCCTTCCATTGTTACATCAGTGGCCGCAACCAGTTGTTTCATATCTTCACTGGATCCTGCTAATCCTAAACCAGTAGTTACCATTTGAGTAATTTGATTGGCTATTTCTGTACCGTCTTCGCCAAACTGAGAAGTTAATATTCCAACTAATTCTTGTTGGCGTCTTTGAACTGCGGCAGTATCTCCGCCCTGGGCTTGAATTTGTGCTAGATAAGTTTGCAACGGTACACCAGAACCTGCTTGTTGTTGTGCTAACAATATTTCTCGTCTATCTCTACCTGTAATCTGTGCCATTGCAGTTGCTTCGTCAGCCATTGCTAATATTGCATCTCTAGCCCGATTTGCGGCTAAGTCTCCTTGGATTCCTTGCATTCTTTGTATTTCTAATTGCCCAACTAATAAATCATTTAACTCTTCTTGTCGCATGCCATACATACCCATTTGAGCTAAATTTATTGTAAGTTCCTCTGATAAGGCACCAAATCGTTGTGCAGACTCTATTGCAGAGTCTCCTAGATTTCGAATAGTTATGCCATTCTCTATTAGTATACTATTAAAAGCATCAATTGTCAACCTAGAACTCGCGGCCGCTTGTGCAATTCGTGTCATTTCCCCACTTAAACCAAGTCCAACATTTGATAAATCTCTAACACGTCTAACATATCCATCCATCATTGTCATGGCAGTTGCAAATATACCTGTACCATCATCAACAAGTTGTGATAAACTTTTAAATGAACCATCTACTTTATCAAGGTTTCTAATAAGTTTTCCTAATTGTCCAGTTGCTCCCGTAATTAACTTACCAAAGCCGCTTATCCAGTTCGCTGGATTTAATCCACCACCAAAAGCACCTCCAGATTTTATTGCTTGAACAGTTGCTCTAGTACCTTTAGTAATTGCCTGTTGTGTTTGATTGCCTTCATCAACAGAGGTACTTCTTACACCTTTTATTGCTTCTACTAATTCTTGTAATGTTTGCTCATTAGCCCATTCAGGATAGTCTACTCCCTGTTCTAATGCTGACATTGAAACTCGTGGCATTTTCGTCCTTATAAATACGATTGAACACTTTCTTATATTTATTCTATGGAAAACCCCTTAAAACAATACTTTAGGGCGCCTGGTGCTTTTATCAAGTTACCTAGTAAAGGTATGTTCTATTCAGTTCCTCCTAAACTTTCAGTAGAAGGGGAATTAGCAATTTATCCAATGACAGCAGAAGATGAGCTGTGGCTTAAAAATCCTGATGCATTATTAAATGGAGAAGCACTAAAGCGAATTGTTGCTAGTTGTGCCCCTGATATTCATAATCCAGAAGAAACTACAATAGCCGATGCTGATGTTATTATGGTTACTGCAAGATTTGTTACATATGGTGATGATCTTACAGTTTCTAGCGAATGTCCAACTTGTCGTGAAAATACAGATTATTCATTTAAACTTCCTGATATAATTGCTAACATTAGAGAAATGCCTGCGGAAACTTTTGTAAACATAAACGAACTAAAAGTATTTTTAAAACCCTCAACAGTTGCATTACAAACAAAACAAGGAGTAGCGGCACTTCAGTATAGAATGTTGCTTAATAAACTTGCGGTTGAAAACAAAGAACCCGAAGAAAGGCAACAAGAATTATTAAAATCATTTGCTCATAATGTTACTACAATGCAATTTGAAACATTAAGAGAAAATATTGTTAAAATTGAAATGCCTGATGGTAATCATGTTTCAAATAAAGATCATGTTAAAGACTGGTTGAGGAATATTAAAAAAGTTGAGTTTGATGCTCTAAATAGTAAAATTGACGACTTAAATAATTCTGGTACCGACATTGATTATAACGCAGAATGCCGGGCATGTTCGCACAAATATAATACCAGGATTAGCATGGATCCAATATCTTTTTTCGGATAAGGCTTCTTGACGCAGGATGGGATAACATCGACTCGCTAGTTGAGGAGTTTTGGACCGAAAGCGATCAATTTACTAAAGGTTTATTAGAACTAGTTGTTAATACCGAAGGTACGGTATCATACGAAGATGTGACAAAAATGAGTGCCAAGGAAAGAAAACTATTAATTGAAGTTGTTAATGAACGTAATGAGAAATTAAATAAACAAATGCAGGAAAATTCTAGAAAGTAGACGGCATATCATAGTCTCTACGAGTATTACTCCAATGAGCATTTATACCATCCCATTTTTGAGAAACTTTAGCCATTGCTTTCCAAGACATTTCTTCCTTAGGTATTTTAGTTGCAGGTTCTCTTATTAATTTATGAGGTAATGGATTTTTGTATGTACGTAATTTTACATTTGAATATTTGTAGATATGTGACCATCCAGTATGTGTATGAAAATGTCTTTCTTTTATTTTAGGATCTGTTATACAAAATTTCATAATATCTAGAATAGGTTCATATAACATTTTTGAAGCACTATGACTTCCAAAGTATACTATATCTACAATTTTTGTTTTGCCACGTTTTAAAGTCATATCTGTTGTATACATGCCATCAGGCTCTTTATTTTTTGCCCAACTTATTGCATCTTCAATGGGAGCGGCCGCATTATAGTTTATAGCACAATCTAATCGCATTCTATATACAATGTCGTAATTATCTTCTAATAATTTAAAACTATTATATGCACTAAAAAACATGCCGTATGCTTGATAATTTCCTGCATGTCCAATTTCATGTTCTGTTTCTTGTTTTTCAGGATCTCCCCAATAGCAACAATCTGGATTTTCTTCAAGCCATTCGTCTATAATATTATACCCTGTAATTTCTATACGTTTAAAAGGATAACAATCATTTAAATCTCGTTTTAATTTTTCTAAATCATGTTTTACAACGACTTCGGCTACTGTTTGAGTATCCCATGTATGTAAGTAATAATCAACAGAGGTTTCCTCAGTTTCAAAATATTTTCGATTGAATAAACATCCTATATCTGCAAACCGAGGTTGTCCACTAAAACATACTGCTACTTTTTTCATATTTCAAGTTGTGTGAAATCATCAGAACAGACTCCATAGAAGTCGCCTAATTTCATTGAGGGTGTTGGTTTTACTGCTATTGTGCGAGCGTCATTACCTGATTGTCCTGGATATGCCCATATGTATCCTTGAGACGTAACAGTATAATTATCTTCTTGGTGCCAAAATACATTTATCTTTTGATATGAAAGTAAATTATTTAAAGCCTCGAAATTTTTAGCATGACACCATAATCGATCTTGTCTATCTTGTAACCACGAAAAGTCTATCATGTACTTAGGATTGTCGTGTCCAAGCCATAAGCCATCTTTGTGATACCAAACATCAATTTCTGCTTCGTATCCGTTACTTAAAGATTTATCAATATATTCAGGAGCATTTTCAAGATCATTACTACCATTAGTATTACCTCTATGTGCTATCTTAATCATATATCTTTTCTCCATACTTAAACGATGAGCTTTGCTCATCGAAACTATCAGATACTCCGTATCTTCAGTTTAAATTGTTTGTTATGTTACTTATTATAGATATTAACTGATTTATAGAACTTATTCCCCGAGTGTCAAGCCACACTTAGCCTGTATATGGCTAAGTGTCCTATTCCCCTCGGAATGCACACCTCCTATTAACTAACCTAATTAAAGGAAAAGGCGGTTGGGCTGTACCCTTTTACAGTCTACTATACCAACGCAGGCTGAATGGTTATAACTATAGGAGGCAGTTTATAACCAGCCTTGCAAGTTCCAAAGTCGTCAGGATTGCTTGCTCGTTCCCATCTCGTGATGTATGGGCATGTTAATGATCATTGCCAACGGAAATCCGAACTAACACTATGTACTCATAGTATCGCTAGTCCTCGACCGGTCATTTCTGACAGTTTAGGGCGTATGGGTTACCTTTGATCGAAAGGTATTTTACTGAGTCTTTGTTTAATTGCCAAAAGTCGTTGTAGCCTGTGAAAAGCCAGTTTTTGTATATTGTATGTCTGTGGGTTTTAAAAGAGAGATTGTGGAGGGATTCTTGGAAGCCTATGTATTTGCCTTTGCGGTTAAATTTTAGTATTAATAAGTTCAAATCTTTTTCTTCTGATACATCTAATAGTTGTTCTGTCCATTCTTCTAATAGCCTAATTTCACCATCAAATAAAAACTGGTGAAATGGAAAATCTGCATATGATTTACATTCTACGTTAAAATATTTCCACTCGTCGGGTGGTATTATGTCTCCTCTGAAAGACTGTATTTGTCCCTCGGATAAAAAATCTTTTCGTACGACATTAGAGCCGCCAACATAAGCACCCGACGACGGAGTTCTTATAAAGCTCTCATTATATAAATCTGATAATTCTTTTGCAACTTCTCGTTCAAAAGAACTGCCTTTAGTTTTACTTTTACTCGGCATCCTCTTGTATTGTTATAGCACCGGAGTCTACTTCTGCTTCTACCGCGGCTTCGTTTATTGCTGTTAAATCTTCAAGTGATTCTTTTACTTCATCAACTGCTTCTTCTTCGGGTATATCCAATACACTCATTTCAGGTTCACTAAGATTTGGAGGGTCAAGTGCTTTCCATAAATCCTCTAATGTAAACCCTGAATCAATCCCGCATGAGCGGTCAATGTCAAATCCATCATCTACGTTTATTCCCTCTTTTTGAAGCCAATCTATAAACGCAGGATAATTTCCATCATCTTTAAACCCGGCTAAAGAAATAATGCCAGGTGCTTCACCTACGCTATTTGAATGCTTCCATGCTCGTTTAACTATACCTGATAATAGTTCTTCATCGTTTGTTCTTTCTACTGTCATGAAATTATTCCTTGTATCTTCCACGGTGTAAAGCAAATAGTCCCTAAACTAAAGTGATCTGCTCCATGGTCCTTATACATATTTATTGTGTCCTTCGTGTAAATTCCTCCACCTGCTATAACGGTCACTGAGGGATACTTTGTCTTTATGAGCTTCAGAATCTTTAATGTGTAAGGCACTATCGCCGGTCCGCTCAACCCACCTTTCTCCGTTTGGATCGTGTTCGAAGCGTGTATCTGAGTGTATCCGCTCGCAAGGACGGATTCTATCTCTTGTTCTGTATACGTAGGGGGTATTTTGCAAATACACCATTCTCTTTTATCCTCTGTCCATTTACTAAATTGGGTACTACTTATATTATTGCATGAACTATGCAAATTGTCAATATTTGGACAAGAAATGTTTATTTCTACAGATGCGTTACTAGGCACAATGTTATACATCTTGTGCCAGTCATTATCTTCTATTTGTGCTAAACTTAAAATTTCCCAGGGTTTGTGTTTACGTACTCCAACATGTATGCCCGGATTACGTAATCCAATTCTATTTATCCAGCCACCACGTGTTGGCCGTAAAGTCTTTACAATTTGTTTTAATCGTCCTGGTCTTGATTCTAAAGTCCACGAACCTGTTACTGATATTGTGTTTTTAAACTTTAAATAATTTCCAAATGGTGCAGATATAAAGTACATTAAAACTGTTTCAAGACACCATCTTTATTTTCTTGTGTCTTAGTTTGTAATGGTTGTGGAAAACTTAGTTTATCAAGAATCCACTCAACAGATTCGTTATCGTTAAATCGTAATGCCATGCCTATATGTTTAACACCGTCAACAAACGAAAAGCCATAATGTACTTTTTGTGTATTAACCGCATACCAACGACCGGGTTCTAACACTTCTATTTTATTATCGTAAACAAAACAATAATCTGTTGGGCGTGTATAATTTAAAAAACAAAGACATCTAACAGAATTTGTGTGTAACTTTCTCCACTTATCTCTATGAGGATATAAAAAAGAACCAGTGTTAAATTCTAAATATCCTACATCTGTAGCATTTTTAGGTAATTCCCACGAATCAGGTGCTTTATAGTATTCATATGCTATCTTTGCGCCTAGCTCGTTTGGATCTCTGCTATTTTTTATATTTGCCGAATCTTTATGAAATTCTTCAAGTTCCTGTATAACATTATCAGGGGCCCAAGCATTAAGATCAATAATATCTCCAGCGGCTTGAAATAAGTAATGTGCGTCAAATTGCTTCATAGTTGTATTTATTCTAATACGAAGTCCTTTGTTACCTCGTATGTTGTAAATCCGTTTTCTTTTGTTACTTGTAATATATCTGTAACCCTGCTTTGTAATTCGTCCTTATGACTTACAAGAAATACGTTTTTATTGCGTTCTCTTGACATTTTCTTTAATACTGCCATACTTGCTTCTACACCCATTGTATCCATTCCACTATCAATAAGTTCGTCTATACATAACAAATTAATAGGATGATTTAGATTTTCAAACACATCTCTAAATGCCCAACTTAAACCTAGTATAAGTCTATTACGTTCTCCTCGCGATAAGTTATCAAAGTCTAAATCACGTCCTAGCTCTGTAATTTCTACATCTAAATCGTTTTTAAACTTAACATTATGTGGTAGTCCTAGATCTAACAAGTATTTTTGTAATTTACTATTTAGATATTTTAAATTTTGTTCAACAATAAGTTTACGTATATACGAATCGGGTTTTGTTAGCATATCCTTTAAAAATTCCCTATGAGTTAAATCATCAGTTAACTCGTTAAGTTTTTTAAAAGATACGTCAGTCCATGCCGAATCTTTTAAATTTTCAATCTGTTCAGCATACGGATCAGTTTCCTTTTGTTTTGTTTCTAATTTTTCTTTTAGATTTTCTAAGTTACTTTTATGTTCATATGCATGTTGTATATTTCCATAACTTACATGTGGCTTTTCCATATGATTTCCTAAAACTACACTTGCCGCCGTAGCAGATTCGTGATCGCTTTGTGCTTTATCTACTTGTTCGTTGGCGTCTTTTAATTGTTTTTCTTTTTGCTTAATTAAAGTGCCATGACCATTTGAATGTAAATCTTGTTTACAGAGAGGACAACTTTTATTCTTTAGTTGTTCAAGGTCACTTAAAATAGAAGTACGAACATTGTCGGAATGTTTCAATGCTTTTTCTGCAAGGGATAGCTCTTTTTTCGTGGCAGTTTTTGCAGTGATCCATGCATTAAACTCATCTAGTAATTCGTGTTGTTTTAGTTCTTTTTCAATATCTATTTTGCTTAAACGGTCAATTCCTAATTGTAGATCGCTAATTTCTTTATCTTGATTTTTATTCCAAATAGTTGTACGACGTTCTAAATCTGCTATTGTTTTTTCTATTTTTGCATTTGCTTCTTGTTGTGCTTTAACTTTAAATTCTTCTTCTTTAATATTTGACTTTACTTCTTTGATAGTTTCTTTTAAAACATCAGCCTTTTCACTAAGTTGAGTAACACCTAAAATAAGCTCAATCATTTCTCTTTGTTCATGAGCTCGCAATGCAAGAAATGGTTCTGTATATGTATTAAGTGCAATTAGATGTTTAAAAAGTGTTCCGTTAATACCAAGTACTTTGTTTATTTCTGCTTGTGTATTACGTCCTTCACCTTGCATTTCATCTGTAGTGCCATTGTCAGTTTCATGTGCATCAACAATAAATTTAAAAATATTAGGTTTTCTACCACGCTCAATTTTATAAAGGTGTCCGTCCTTTTCAAACTCAACGGCACACATCATACCTTTGGCATTTGTTTTGTTTATTAAGTTGTCCTTTTTAATACTTGTTAAAGGAACACCAAATAAAGCATAACTCAAAGCATTAATAATTGTAGTTTTGCCTGTACCATTACGAGATTCGTTTGAACCCAAATCTAAATTATTACCTAATACTAAGGTTAGCATTGAGTCATCAAATGTAACCGCTTGGGTTACATTACCTATACTCATAAAGTTTTTTACAGATAATGTTTTTATATTAAGCATTAAGGAAAGATCTCCTGGCTTTAGTCGCAGACATATTATCAAGTGCTATGAACACTCGTTTAGTTTGGTGTTTGTTCATTATGTATATCGTTATAAATTACCGAAAATATATTATCTACTTCGTCTTCTTCAATAATGACAAAATCACCTAAAACATCCAAGAGTACGTATCCACCGCCTTCGCGGTACTTACGTATTTCATAATCTCCGGTATGTCCAAGATGATCCGAGACATCTAAAATTTCCATATGTTTTCGTAAATTCATAACGAATTGTAGATGCTTACTAATTTGTCGACTTTAATTGTTTCGCTCTTAATACATTGTAACTGATTTAGTACCACTTTGTCAACCGTTTCAAACTCTAATTCACCATCGGTAGTTTGGTCTTCTGTATAATCAGTATTTGTATTTGGAATCATTGTTAGTTCACGAATAGGGTATTTTTCTAGGTATATTTCCCTAATTTGATTAGCCTCTTGATACGTTATATCTATATCTAAATTGACTTTTAAATGCGATTTAGATTTTAATATATCATCTGCATTATCCATTAATGTGCTAAGATCAAGTGTTTGATATCGTGGACAGTCTACCCAATTTATGTATTCAGGAACACCTCCCCATTCTAATATCATCATACCCCTATCATCATCCCACGCATCAGCAAAGTTGTGTGGGAAAGCATTACCTATGTAATGCACATTTGATTTGTTTTGTCGCTTATGAAAATGTCCAGTAAACACATATTCTTGATTAGGAAAATGTCCCATACCTGGTCCTCCATGATCGGGCATTTCTACCATAGCATTCATTTTAAAACCGCTAAGTTCTAAATGCCCAAACATATATGGTTGTTTAAATTTAACAACTTTTTTCCATTCATTTTCAACAAGCCACGGAACAATAGCAACATCACCATCTTGTACTATTTCATTTACAATTTCAATATTTTTCCATACCTTGCCAAATGGAAGCGAATTAATCTCACGTTTTTCTCTGTAATACAGATCATGATTACCCATAATCATGTACACCTTTTCAAACGCATTGCTTAGTCGTTCCAAATTGCTTATAGTATAATTTAATGTTGAAACATTTATTTGTGCCCTATGGTGATGCCAATCTCCTAAAAATATAGCAGTTTCACAGTCCCTTGCTTGTGCTTCGGTTATAAACCATTTTATAAATTCTTCACAATCATCGTTATGCAAACGACTATTGTTTCGCATTCCAAAATGTATATCTGTAAAACATGCAACTTTTTTAAACAAATTTTTCATTTTTCCGGAACCTCTAATGGTAAAATTGATTCATCAGTTCCCCATTTTTGTGCCGATGCTTTCTTAGCCTGGAGATAGTCATTTAACTGTCTAGTGTAACTAGGATTATATCCATGTTTCACAAGTAAGTCATCACGTATGTTTTGACTCTTTTTCTCTAAGTTTAATATACGTGTAAAAGAGTTAGTTATAGCGGCTGTATAATATGCAAAAGGATTTGCTGATTTACTTTCATCAAACTGTAAACCTATTTGACTAAGTTGTAATAATGCTTGTGATCGCATTTCATCAACATATGTATAACCACGCCAGTTAGATCGCATACTGTAACGATCACATAATAGCATAAAACCTTTTGCTAATTCATCAGTAATATATCCGTGTACTGACGAAAAATGCCCATCTCTTAAATTGCCTTTCCAATGACTTCGTCCAACTTCAGTAAGTTTATCGTTGATTAATGTCCAATGTTTAAATGCTGGAAAGTTAACTTTAACATGGTAATCTGCTTCTGTCTTTGGATTCTTTTTTAGTTTTTCTTTTGGAGGGATGTGATCGTAACATGTAACTCTATAAATTACATGATTTTTAAGTTCTTTATCGGGGACCTTTATTGGTGGTTCTTGTGCCTCTAGTTTAGCCCTACGTATGTCCTTTGCGGCCTTAGTTGTTCTTATATTAATCTTGTCTAACGATGGTAAAATTATATCATAGTCAGAAAACTTTTCATCCTTAAACCAACAATAGGTTTTTTTAGATAAGTGTATCTGAGCTAGAAGATTTTTATTCGTTAGGTACTTTTTCGCGGCTTTTTTGCCGGGTGCTACTATTTTTTGCATATCAATCTACCTAATTTTGTGTTATATATATTATACACTAAGATGTGGTGAAAATCAACGGATAAATATCTAAAAGAAGAGATTACTCTATGCGTATTTTTGAAGTTATAAAATCGAATATTGATGTTGCCGTTTTTTACGGCGGAAGATTTCAGCCAATGCATAAAGGTCACTATGGGCTATATCAATCATTAGTTGAGAAGTTCGGCCCTAATAACGTATTTATCGCAACCACTTTTGGCAAAAAACAACAACAAGCACATGCCGTAATGGACTTCGATGCAGATCCTTTTACGTTTGAAGAAAAGCAATTTATAATTAATACAATGTATAACATACCAAACGAACGCATTGTTAATACACAACCATATAGACCTGATATGAGTCTAGTAGGGTTAAACAAAGAAAAAAATGCATTAATGCTTGCTTTTAGTGATAAAGATGCAGGTCGTCTTAAACCCGGTAATGTATTACGTAATTACGAACCTGGTATAAAATTAGAACCAAACTTCATTGACGGGAAAGAACATAGAGCATACATTTATACATCAGCATTATTTCATGGCGGAGCAAATGCATCAGACTTTAGAAGCGGTATGCGAAAATTAGAATCTGATGATGCTAAGAAACAATTATTTGCACATTATTTTGGTAAGATGAATGATGCAGTATATAACTTAATTAATGAGAGATTAAATGGCAGGTGACACAGACCAACGGGCGTATCTATTACCACCGGAACACATAGTATCGATAATGAAAGAAAGTCCTATTTTTGAACCTATTGTAAAATCAGGGTTTAAAGTAATATTTCCTTTTACGCCAACTATACAAGGAATACATGCCGCAGATTGGGGACCTATGGGAGTGACCCATACAAATTATCAATACTATTCCTATCAAGGATCACAATCACCGCAACTTAATTTAAGTGGTCCATTCTTTAACCAATCACAAGAGGAAGCAAAATATTATTTGGCGTGTGTACATTTTTTTAGAATGGTAACCAAAATGAGATTTGGAAGATCAGATCCATATAGAGGAGCACCTCCGCCTATATTAAAGTTTAACGCTTTTGGAGACTTAATGTTTAAAAACATACCTGTTATTATTCGAAGTTTTAACTTTGAAATGCCTCCAGCAGTTGACTTTATAGATATTGGTATTGGTAAGACTACCGGAGGATCAACATATTTTAAACAACGTGTACCAACACAATCTAATTTATTTGTAGATATGCAAACACAATACTTGCCAGGGGCTACACTTGATTGGAACTTAGAAAAATTCGCTAACGGAGATTTAGTTAGGAAAGGGTTTATTTAATGACAAAACCAACAAGCCACTATTCAACTACAACTTCTAATAACAAATACCTCGATATCTGGAACCCCCCTTCGCTACTAACAAAAACAGGTAAAGAGCAAACAGTAACAATCGAATCAAAATATGCAAATCGTCCTGATTTGCTTGCTTCAGATTTATATGGTTCTCCTAGATTATGGTGGACTTTTGCATACTTAAATGCAGATAAACTTGAAGATCCTATATGGGATTTTAAGGCGGGTCTGGACATTCTTATATTCGATCCAACTGATATAAGAAGGGTATAACATGGCCACCACACATGATGATGATGCACGTTATAATAAGGCTATAGGCGTACAAGCCAGAGGATTATCTGGCAAAGGCAAAGGAAAGTTTCTCCTCGGTAGTATGCTTGATCGCTTTAATTATACATACCATCTTAGATTTACAATGTTAAATCCAATAGAATCAATAGATATGGATCCTTCTTTAGGAGTTGTAATGGTTGAATCTGCAACAACTTCTAGGTACATTATTGATAGTTTTGAACTTACACAAACTGTTGGATGGGACAAAGTAACCCGAAGTGCTTTTGGCGGACGAGGTACTTTAGTAATTACTGAATCTGGTGGAGCATCATATTTAGATAGTATGTTACGTGCCGCAACTCTACTTAAAATACCTGATTATAAAGAAGCAACATATTTAATGGAAGTATCTTTTCCGACCGAAAGTCCATCTGATCCTATGCTACCAACATATAAGTGGTTATTTAAAATTACAGGAATGGCAGTAAATGTTTCCACCGCAGGAGCCCAATATTCTATACAAATAATAGATGTATCGCAACATGCTATTAGTAGTACAGTCGCAATAATTAACGATGTTTTAGTTTTAGATAAACTAGAAACATTTGGAGATTTTGTTGACACTTTAGAAAAAGAATTAAATGATGCCCAACAAAAGAAAGTTAAAGTAACACAAATGGTTGCCAATGAATACGAATTTATATATCCTAAAAGTTGGAAATCGTGGAAATTAGAAAACTTAGATGCACCAGATGAAAATGATCCGTTTATGCGATCAACAAACGATAATACTAAAATACAATGTAAAGTAACAAAAGGAACTAACATACTTGATTTAACGGGTTTTGCAGTAGGTAATACAGCGGAGTTTCAAGGTTGGGTTAGTGATAAAAGTTCTTCTGGTGAAGCAACAGATAGAGATAAAACGGACGAAACAAAGTTAGATACAATTAAAAAGTTTTATAGAATACAAACAGATGTAGAATATTTAAAGTATGATGTTTTAAGAGGCGAATATGCCCAGAAACTTACATATAAAATAATGAGCTACTTGGAACCTAGACTAGATGCAGGAATGGCAAAAACATATGTTCCAAATATTGGTAATGCTCAACAAGCAAAAACCCGAGTAGACAAAATGCGTAAAGCAGGATTGCTTAAAAAAGTTTATGCACACTCAGGAACAGGTATAAACACAAATGTTTTAAACTTTGATTGTACAATGAATCATTCTTACTATTCATTACAACCTGTTTTTAATTCTGCTAGTATAGCACAAATACCTGGATATAAATTTGAACAAGGCGGAAAACACAAACAAAACAAATTATTAGATGACATTAAAAAAATAGATTCAAAAATAGAAAAATTACAATCAGCGGCAAATGCAGAAAGTTCGCCAGGCGTAATAGGTAGTAGTATAGCAAAAAGCCAAGAAGACTCAGTTAAACAACGAAATCAAAAAATGGACGAATTAGTATCAACCCCTTCAGTAAATGATGAGCCCTCAGTTCCTGCACCAACAAGTAATAAAGGACGAATGACAGGATTAACGTATGCAGAATCATTTCAGGATGAAGAAGAATACTTAAATCCAAATAGTTTTCCTATAAAATTTATAGAAGATGCAAATATGGCAACTAATATGGAAGCATTTCCGGGCGGATCACATCGCGGTAGGGCATTTTTTAACACAACATATTTAAATTTAAGTAACAATGCAGATTTTGCAAAAATAGATTTACATATTAAAGGTGATCCGTATTGGTTTGGAAGTCCTAATAGTATACGAGATAATGATTGGCATGATGAAGAAACCGGTATATATGCTAACTATGAATTAGGAAGTTGTGCTTTCTTTTTTACAATGAATTTTCCGTCAACATCATTAGCATCAAGAGATTCAAATTCTCAATACGGTAGTCCTTCAGAAACAAATATGGAAAGCCAAGGAGTTAGCAATCCAACTCATCAAGGAACGGCTTCTTCTATGCTAACTGGAAAGGCTATGGCAAATAACGATACTTCAAGTAAAGGATTAACAAGTCCAGAACCATGGGTACAAGAAGCAAACGGATTAGAGGCTGTTTATCTAGTTACAAATATTATAAGTAATTTTTCTAATGGACAATTTACACAACATTTATATGGATTGCGTGATTGCACAATTAATATATCTTTAGTTTATGACGAGTTAAAAGGCGACATAGACTTAGTAAAACAACATCAAGATTTTTGAAATGGATAAGGAATAATGTCAGGATCAATAGAAAGTGGTATACCTAATCGCTATAAGACAGGTGCAGGATTATATAATAAAATGTCCGGCATCTATATTGGCAAAGTAAAAAAGAATGAAGATAAAGAAAACCACGGCAGAGTCTGGGTATGGATTGGCTCAACTGGATCTTCTGAAGATGATGAACGCTATTGGCTTCCTGTTGTTTATACTAGTCCATTTGCAGGAGCAACAGATCAATTAAAAGTATCACCAGGTAAAACTTATAAAGCCACACAAAAAAGTTACGGCTGGTGGGCAACGCCTCCAGATATTAATAACTATGTAATTTGTGCATTTCCTGAAGGTGTGCCGTGGGGTATATGGTTTTCTTGTTTATATCAAACCAGTACAAATCAAACAGTACCGGGTATTCCTTATGATACTACTACTGCTGGAGAGTTTCCGGCGGCTAACAAAAATAGATTATCGCAAGGTAAAAAAGATACAACATTCCCGCCACATGATATAATAAAAGCCGGACTTACTACCCAAGGACTAGAAAAAGATAAAGTACGTGGACTAACAACTAGTGGAGCAAGACGAGAAAGTCCGAGTAAAGTATTAGGCATACTAAGTCCAGGACAACATCAGTTTGTTATAGACGACGAGGATCCTGATAGTGGTATACGATTGCGTACTGCTAATGGTGCCCAAATTTATATAAATGATACCAATAATTTTATCTACATTATTAATAAAGATGGTAGCAGTTGGGTTGAAATGGACGGTGACGGCCAAATCAATATGTATGCAAAGAATAATATTAACATACATAGTGAAGCCAATGTTAACATACATGCTAATCAAGATATACGTATGCAAGCAGATAATATTGTAGGTATAAAAGCACTTGCCGATGTACATTTAGAAAGTGTTGGCAAAATGAATATCCAATCAGGTGATAATTTAATGATAACAACGGATGCAGATGGCAATATAAAATGTGCAGGCGGATATAAAGAAACTGCAAGTAGAATTGACATGAACGGGCCACCAGCGACTGCCGCAACTAAATTAACACCTAATTCGTTAGGCGAAAATAAAAATGTAACGTCTAGCATAGCAGTAAAAGTTCCAGAACACGAGCCGTGGAAAGGACACATAAATCAATAATGTGGATAGGCACAGACTGTCAACAAGACGAAGTGTTTGATAAAGACACTTACACGTGGCCAACAGGACAAAAATATACTGGCGAATTTACAAAAAATCCAAATACAAATAAAAATAATCCACCAATGATTCCGCACGGCAATGGTACATGTGAATATCCGGACGGAAGAAAATTTGTTGGTACATTTAATTTAGGACAACCTGTAAAAGGAGAATGGAATGTAGCAACAGATATAGTACAGGATAACAAAATGTATACTTCTGATGGCAGAGTATACGAAGGAAATTGGAAAGACGGTAATGCTAAGTTAACATTGCATACGGGTACAATATATGAAGGTGTCTTTAAAAACGGAAAAATAATTAAAGGAACAATGACATATCCTTCTGGAAGGAAATGGAATGGTAAATTTGATGAAGATATGCAACGATATATTCATGATCCAGTAAAAGAAACAATAGTACCTAGAGGTAAAAGAACATACTATGGAGAAGTTAATAAATTTGGCGAAGAAGATGGCATAGGATATTTTACTATCGAAGATGGTACACAAGGAGCAGGCGAATTTACTAACGGATGGTTATCGGGCATTTCAGTTTTACAAAGAGCTTCAGGAGAAACATATGCTATTGATAGAAAAGGCAACAGTAAAGAAGGACACGGCATTTATGTTTGGCCAGCAAAGAATGCATACGAAGAAGATACATGGTATATCGGAGAATTTAAAAACGCAAAACCAGAAGGGTTTGCAATATTCAAAACAAGTTATGGATATACATGGATTGGCGAAGTTAATAGATCGTGGATGCCAGTAGAAGGCCGCGGAAATTGGTTTAATAGATATAATCAGCCTGTAAAATTGCCTATATGGATTGGTGGTGAAAAAAAGTTTGAAGGCTTTGGTACAAATATTGCTTCAAACGGAGTATACTATCAAGGAGATTGGGTTAATGGACAACGACATGGCTGGGGTATTCATACTAAACCAGATGGATATAGATATGAAGGCGAATTTAAACACGATAAAAAACACGGCAAAGGAATATTTTTTAAGGCAAAACATAATAGTGTCTACGAAGGCGAGTTTGCTTATAACCTACCTAATGGTTACGGAATACGTTATAACCCAGAAGGCCCAGGCGGCCCAGTTATACATAGGGGAACATTTAAAAACGGGTTGTACTACGGAAAAGGAGAAATGCGATTTAGTGATTGCACATCCTTTTTTGGCACGTGGAACAACGGTAAATTAATTAAGGAGGATGTAAAACGATATGAAGAACACACAGGAACACAATACCCAACTTGAAGCAGGTAATCTTAATAACGGTATTGGCATCAAAAAGTATAAACTTAAAAAACATGCCGGAGTTTTTAAGCATAATATAGAAAACGGCGTAGGCATTACAGAATGGCCATCGGGTGCTAAACTATATGGTTATTTTAAAGATGGCACAATAAACAGTTTAGGACTTTTTATAACAAGTAATAAATTAAGATACTATGGTAAAATAAAAGATTTCAAGCCTGTTAATAATAAACATTGGTTTGATGATAACAACAATGCAGTTAATTTTACCTTGGAAGAGTCAGTCAATATATTTGCAAAAGAAATAAGTTAAATATATGTAAGGAATATTTTAATGATAACAGTAGCACCAACAGTTGATTTTAGTATTTTTACAGCCTCAACGACTGTCGACACAACAACAAAGGCATTAATAACCAGTTTTTCATTAAGTACGGCCGGTAAATCGTTTATTTTATCGCAAACACGTTATCGCCCTGTAAGAATATATCAAAACGGATCATATCAACAAGGTTATTATAATACTACTCTTGATTTTGAATATGGGCTAACCTCAACAGAAGCATACAGAGTATACGAACAAGATGTTGCAGATGCCGCAATATTTGTTAAAAACTTTTATCCCGACACTACAACATGCACCCAAAATCAATTTGATGTGTTAGTTAGTTTATATTTCTTTGAAAGAAATTTACGAACATTTATAGGTAATTCAGGTACATACGATATACAAACTGCATTCTTATCTGGTACTGCTGAAAATTTTGCAAATATATTAATGGATACATCTGCTAACAGACAACGACATTTTAAGGAAGCAAAAATATATGCCTTAGGAGAGTATGGAGATGCGTTAACTACGGCGTGGCTTCGCAATGAAGGTATACAGTATATGCGAGCTAATTATCCGGATAATTTTCCTAGTGCGGCGAGCAGTCCAACGACCGAGCAAAAAAGGCAAGCTCGGTTATCCTATTACCGTGAAGTTCAACTTTGGCTAACAGGAATGACCGAGCTTGAAAAGCAAGATACAACTAACTTATATGATCAAGTTGTTGCAGGAACAATTGATCCTTTAAAGGCATTAATTGTTAAATGAAACTATTTTATTATTATTATTATCTTCCCAATTTACCATATAATCCCATTCAAAAATAGTAACTTTACAATTACCAAATTCAGAAGTTCCAGGACCATCATTCCAAGTACCTAATTTTTTCTTTGGATTCTTATTTTTGAATATCATCTCTGCAAAATCTTCCCCAGAGCCATAATCATTTGGTCCATTTAGTGCCCAATTAGTAAAAAGCGGATTCGAATTATCAAACCATCTCCAATCACCTTCACTACTCAAATCAGTTAATCCTATTCTTAATGTATACCCTGATACTTTATTGATTTTATCATTCAATTGGTTATAAAAATAATTTGCAATAAATTCATTTTCTTCATTTCCTTCAATTTTCACAGGATACGAATTGAATTCTTTTGATAGATTTTTAGCTATTGACCAAGTAACACACTTATTGGTTAATGCGTATGTATGGTTTTGATAAACCGTAAAATGTGAAAAGTGTTCATCAATATGTGGACGAGCCATCTCTAAGGATTCAGGCTTAGAAGGAATAACGGCCAGGATTTTCTTTTCGCCCCGAACACAACGGACACTGTATTCTTTCGACTTATCCTTTGTTTCATCAGTCAAGGTCCAAAATTGTTCATAACGGCTATCATCCGGATAATCTCCTTTTTCAGGCAAAGTCCAATCATTGAATCCTTCGAGATCCAGATTTTTGCAATATTCAACAGCACCATACCAATTAAGGTGGTAATCAAATGCTTCTTTCTGCCACATCAGCCTGGTTGTTGGTTTATTAGTTGTTGGTTTATTATTAGAAACGAGTTTCTCGGGCGTTTTATTAACAACTTTTTTAGCAACAGACTTCCGTTTCTGTTTTTTATTCTTAATTTGTTCAAAGAGCTTGTTAGATTGCACAACCTGATTCATAGCAAGTGTCTGATTGTTCCTCTCAACTACTTGAATTCTATTTTCAAGAGTTTCGTTTTTCTTAGATAATTTTGCTATTGTTTCAGATTGTTCTTCAATGTAGGTATTTGCAGTTTTCCTATTTGCTCTGCAAGTTTCCATTTCATCCCGTGGAACTTTTATTAATGTCGACACTACAAAAGAATGTCCCATAAAACTTCCACCATGAAAGTTACTGTATCGTTCTAAATAGCGATCCTCGGTTGTTACATTTCCCATATATAATTCTGCTCTCATTTTAGCAAACGAATTACCTTGGGTCAATGTATCAATTACACCGCCATTACCGCCAATACTAACATCTTTATGTTCTTCAATAACAGAAACATTAAGTCCACAGTAACGAGCAAACGCAATCATGGCATCATTAAATGATTCATTTTTTGCATCTTTACGTTCTGAACGTCTTGCTGACATTCCAACAAAATAAAATGCATCACCTTCTTTTGGAGTTTTTCGCAACCAATCAGGTTCTATTGCAGGCTCAGTATGATCTAGTTGAGAATATCCTGATATTTTTACTTTGTTTATTTCTTGAGATTTTGCTTTTGGAGTAGTAGCCGTCGCAGTTGAACAACTAATTATAAACGGAAGGAGTAAGTATAAAATCTTATCCTTTATTGTTATATTTTTCATTTTGCCTTTATTTGCCTAAGTTTAAAAGAAAGGAGTGACCTAAGCCACTCCTGAGTGAGTTTATTGAGTTACAGGTGCCTCAAGTGGGCTAACTTCAGTTTGAAAAAAGTCATCATCGTTGATGCCTTCTTTTTCAACTATTTCCCAGAACTTAAGACTATTGACTGCCTGCTCTTGAGCGGCCGCCGTTACTGCATTACTTGCTTCTTGCTTTGCTTTAAAAACATTATGCTTGGCAGTATTACCAAATGCCTCAATAAAATGTTTCTTTGGCATTGACACAAGTGCAAAATACTTGTATCCTGGGCGTCCGACCATGTCGGCTTCACGCTCAAAATACCATTTAGTTGTACGAGCACCTTTAAGTACATTCATATGAACGAACTTATAATAGCCCCTTGAACCTATTGTTGGTGCAAGTGTAGCACCATCAAGACCGAAACCTAATTCGGCTTCTTCATACTTTGCTTTTGCTACGGTACTCAAATACTCCATACCGGAGAACAACGCATCACGTTTCGCGGCACGTCTTGCCGATTTTTCAGTGGCGTAAAGTGAACTTACACCAGTAAAATAAATCAGATCTCCATCAAGCAATGGTTCATTCATTACCCACTCAGGACGATCAGATTGGTCTGGATACGTGATTGGTTTTAGTTGCTGAACAGTAGTAGTAGCAATTAAACTATCACTAACT